AGATGAGGTTTTACTAAATGGAGACCCTGTTTACCAAGGTATAGATCAATCAAAAATAGTACCTTTATTAACGGCTGCTCTACAAGAGGCTGTAAAAAAGATAGAAGATTTAGAAACTAGAATACAAACATTAGAAAAAAAATAAGTATTTTATTTGTTAAATAATTTTTGTATATTTGCACATATAAAAAAGTAATAAAAATGGCGAACACATATTCATGGACAATTAACGCATTGGATGTATATCCATCTCAAGACTCATTAGCTAACGTGGTTTATAATATCCACTGGGGGTTGACTGCAACTTCAAGCGAAACTGACGAAGATGGTAATGCATACTCTGCAACATCTATCGGGACACAAATTGTAGAAGCTCCTGAAGCTGATGATTTCACTGAATTCGACAGTCTTACACAAGAGATTGTAGAGGCTTGGCTTGAAGCAAGCGATATGGACATTGACTCTATGAAAGAGTCTTTAGACTCTCAGTTGCTAGAAAAAATCACGCCTACAAGTGTGACTTTAAGCTTGCCGTCACAGGATTCTCCTGAGGAAGAAGTATCTCCTGAAGAAGAAGTATCTGCTGAGTAATTAAAATAATTAATCTTAAATAAAATAAAATGTCAAAAAAAATCAACGAGCAAGAACTTGAGAAGCTTCAAGGTCTTGTACAAAAGTTAAACAGTGTTATTACAGACTTAGGCGTCTTAGAAACTCAGAAGCACACGCTTTTACACGCATATTCGGAGATTGACTCTGAGCTAGGTGAGTTTAAGAAAGAGTTGAATGAGTCATACGGAGAGGCCAGTATAAACATATCAACAGGCGAAATAGATGACAAAGATCAAACAGTATGAGCTAGACTCAACAATTCATGAAGACGATAAGGTAATTGGTACCGACGGCAACCCTGGTGTGGATCTTGGAAGAACCAAGAACTTCACCATTGCTGCTTTAACGGCTTACTTAAACACTGCTCTAGAAGTAGATAACACGGTAGGTGGTAGTGGAACACTAAACACCATACCTATGTGGACACCTGACGGGACAACGTTGGGTGATTCTATAATATCTAGAGATCCATTAGTTGTATCTCCAGATAACGCAATACTTATTGCTGGAAAGCTTAGAATAGACACAACGGGTTCTTCTGGGACCGATGTTGGTCCTATAGCCGCTTTTAGTACTAGTATTGCAATGTATAAAGACGTTTTGCTACAAGCTGGTCTTTCGGATTACTCAAACTCTTTGGGTACCTCTGGTCAGGTGTTAACATCAACTGGAACGGCTGTGAGTTGGGTTGATGTATCCTCATTGTCTGGTAACGTTGACGGATCTGGTACGCTTAATACTATTGCAATGTGGACACCAGATGGAAATACATTAGGTGATTCTATAATATTATATGACTCAGATCCTTCAAATGACGCAATAGAAATTGCTGGTAAATTATCAATAGACTCTACTGGATCTGCTTCTGATGTTGGACCTATAGCTGATTTCACTCAAAATATATCTTTTTATAAAGACTTATACCTAACGCAAGGTTTAAGAGATTCATCAAACAACTTAGGAACAGCTGGTCAAATACTATCATCAACTGGCACTGAAACGCAGTGGATTAACAATACCGTTATACCTGCTAATAACATTGTAGGTTCTGGCACATTAAACTACTTAGCAATGTTTACTCCAGACGGATCTACAGTAGGTGACTCAATTATTTTTAAAAGACCCGATGCAAATGAGCTTATAGTGGGTACTTACCCTAGCGGTCAAAGTGGTCCAAACTCTGTAATAGGCGAGGGTTACATGAGTGTAACAGGTGGCATTGGAGCAACTACAGTCACAGCAACAAATATAAACGGTCAAAACGGTGGAACTGTAACGCTTGATGGTGATGTAAATATAGGAAACGCAGATACGGATGTATTAACGGTGACCTCAACATCAACTTTTAACAACAATGTTACACTTGGTAGTGATGATGATGATGAAATTGTTGTTGAAGGTACACTAGAATTACAAGGGCCAGTAAAAGATAATACAGCTACTTTAGGAACGGCAGGTAAGATATTAATATCAGATTCTTCAGGACAATTATCATTTGGTGATCAAATAGACACTACTTACACTTACTCATCTGCACAAGATGGGTCTGATGTTGTTTTAACTTTAACAGACGGTACAACACCTCAAGACATAAGTCTTGTAGCTGGAAACAGCATTACATTAACTGATAATGGTAATAACGATATAACAATTGCTGCAACTGGTGGAGCTGCTAATACAGAGTATGATTTAGCAAGTGCTCAAAACGGAAGCAATATAGATATTTCGTTAACAGGAACTGACGCTACTACAGATACAGTTTCTCTGATCGCTGGAACAAATGTAACGCTAACGGATGACGGTAGTAACAACATTACTATAAATGCCTCACCAGCTGTTACTTATGATTTACTTGGTACATATAATACTTACGATACAATATTAACCCTTCAAGGGTCTGATGCTACTAGTGACACGTTCACGCTTCATTCTGGTTCAGGTATTTCTTTTGGTCAGGATGCTGTAAATGGAATTACCACTATTGGTTTTGATTTATCAACTTCAGGAGCCGTAGGAGGTTCTGGAACTTTAAATACTATTCCTCTTTGGACTCCAGATGGGGACACATTAGGAGACTCTAATATAACTTTGTCCCAAGGCAACGTAGGTATTGGAACGGCAACACCAAGTAAAGAATTACATGTTAATGGCGATGTGTTGGTTACAGGGGATTTAGAAGTTCAGTTAGACACTGTTCTTCAAGGCGCTTTAGATGTAATTGGTCGTTTAGAGGCTCAAGGTCAGCTACATATACAAGATGAATTATTAGATCAAAACAGTTCATCTGGATCTTCTGATTATATTTTAAAATCAACAGGGACTGGAAATGTAGAGTGGGTGAACCCTACAACCTTACCTGGAGTAGTTTCTGGTACTGGAACTGCTGGTAAATTGCCATATTGGAATCCTGATGGAACTACATTAGCGGATTCTTTAATAACTCAAACATCTGATAATAGTATTACAATTGGAGTAGGTGCAACTGCAACTGGTTCAGAAGCAATATCACTTTCAAGGTCTGAGGCTAGAGCTGATTATTCATTCGCTCATGGGTACGAGAGTATCACTGACGGAGAGTTCTCTGTAACGCTAGGTAAAGGTGGATACACAGCAGGTGATCATTCAGCTGCAATTGGTTATAAAGGAATATCTTTAGGTCAATCTGCAATTTCTGGAGGACACTCAAGTAGTGCGGGTGGTGACGGAGCTGTAGCTTTAGGTCACAACGCATCAGCTGGAAACTATGGTGTAGCAAAAGCAACTAGCACATTCCCTAACGATCAGACAACGTTTGATATTTACGGCATTGTAGGTACAGTAGCTGTAGGAACATTCTTACGTTACGGCCCAGGTTTTGATGTGGCTGATCCTAGAATTGAAGTTACTCAGTTTACAGACTTAGGAAACGGATCTGCTACTATAACTTTAGCATCTGGAATAAGACCTATACAAGGAGAGTTGCTTGTATTTGAAGAGCAAACACCTCAAAGAAACGATCACCAAGGTGGTGTGGCTTTAGGTAACGATGCTTTCTCACTAGGTCAAGGAGCAGTTGCTCTTGGGCAAGACGCTGTAGCATCAGCTGATTTTGCAGTAGCAATTGGAAAAGGAGCGACAACATCCACTCAGGATACAATAGCCATGGGTGGTGATTCAACTAAAATTTTAATCGAAGCACTCGTAAGCGCAAGTTCATATGCAAACGATACAGAGGCTGCCGCAGGTGGTGTAGCTATCGGAGAGTTGTACAGAAACGGAAACGTGGTGCAGATAAGACTTACATAATGGAAATCAGAAAGATTTCTCTTGGTGCTGACTATAAATCAAGTGCAATGCATTACATAGTCGGCCAAGAGGTTTTAAATAAAGAATATAATATACATCTAATTCAATACAACCCAGACGCTGAGTCGTATAGAATTTGGATAGAAAGACAGGACGAGATTATTCTCTGGAAGGAGTTTAATAAAAACATGCCTGTATCAATTGAATATAATATAAATTTCTAAATGAAATCACCCTTCAACTTCATTGTACGTCCGTATAATGGTAGAAGGTATGACAACATTAAAAACATCGGAGGTGTTGACTTTATAACAAGCGCATCTCAGGAGGATCATACCGTATCTAACCGTTACGCAACCGTGGTAGAAACCCCTATTGACTATTCAGGGGAAATAGAGCCAGGTGACACAATAATCGTACATCACAACGTATTTAAGTATTATTACAACATGCAAGGTAAACAGAAAAGTGGCAAGAGTTACTTTATGGATGACCTTTTTCTTGTTGATGACTATCAGTATTACTTGTATAACCATAACAATAAGTGGAAGGCAGAGGATATGTTTTGCTTTGTAAAACCTGTCCCTAAGGAAGATTATTTCTTGGAGGTACCAGGTATAGAGCAGCCGCTTGTAGGTATTGTTAAATACACAAATAATAAATTAGTATCTTTAGGGGTAAACGAAGGAGACATGGTATCATTTAAGCCTGATAGTGAGTATGAATTTGATATTGATGGAGAGAAGCTATACAGGGTACTTACTAATAGTATAACAATAAAACTGTAATGGATTCTAAACAAATAAAGCTAGAGATTATAAGGGCAGCTGAGCAGGCTGTAAAGGAGCTTGTAAAGGTTGCAAAGGAAGGTATAGTAAAGAAAGACCTTGATGATCTATCTCCTGAACTAGCTGCTGATAGGCTTAAGAATGCTGCTGCAACTAAGAAGCTAGCTATATTTGATGCGTTTGAGATTTTATCTAGAATAGAATCTGAAAAGGCTTTACTAGAAGACGATGAGATAACCGATAAAAAAGATCTAAGTAGTTTTGCAGAGAGAAGGGCTAAGTAATGTTTTATATAAGGTTGTAGATATAGTTCCAAAGGGTGTTTTAAAGAGCAAGAAATGGAAATATGGTTACGACGAAAAGTATGATATTATTGTAATATCTAAAGACGGGACTCTTGGCGAAGTTATAAAAGTCAATGGTTTAAACATTGGTCTGCCCGCAAAACCAAAGGATATATATAAACGGAGTGATAAAAAGCCTGAGCAGTACTGGGAGCCATTTGGTTACCCAAAACAGCTCGACAGGATTAAAAGTATTTTTCAGTGGAATGAAGCTCCTAAAGATTTTAAAACCAAGTGGGTAGACTACATAGAGTCTGAGTTTGACAGAAGAGAGGAAGGTTTCTGGTTCTACAATAATGGTAAGCCTACATACATTACAGGTACACACTATATGTACTTACAGTGGACGAAGATAGATGTTGGGCATCCAGATTTTCGTGAAGCAAATAGAATATTCTTTATATACTGGGAGGCTTGTAAGGCTGACAACAGGTGTTTTGGTATGATATATTTAAAGATAAGACGGTCTGGGTTTTCATTTATGTCATCAGCGGAATGTGTTAATACAGCTACACTAGCTAAGGATTCTAGGGTGGGGATACTATCAAAGACTGGATCTGATGCGAAGAAGATGTTTACAGATAAGGTTGTCCCTATATCCAGTAACTATCCATTCTTTTTTAAGCCAGTTCAGGACGGCATGGATAAGCCAAAGACTGAGTTAGCATATCGTGTACCAGCATCAAAGATATCTAAGAAGAATATGTATGATGTTGATGACTCTGGCCTTACAGGTCTTGATACTACTATTGA